CAGGAGTGATAATTTTTCCATTACTTGCTGTTACGGGTGTACTTTCAGTAGCAGTAGGAAACCAGAAGTAATTTGGATAAAGTGTGCTTGATTGAGTTACTATCCAAACTTGCATTTCATTATTCATGGCATTAAGCCAAAAACGGGGACCTTGAAGATACTTTTCGGTCACTTCAGTGATAGGTTGAGTAACACCCAAATATAGTATCCCGCTGGTACGCCATACGTTAACCATAGTGCTGAATCCAGCATTCATTGATTTGGTTATTTGTTTAGGAGTAGCAGCATCTTCAAAATTGGTTCCATTGAATATGCCCTGATAAGATATATATTGCATTTAGTATTTAGTCTTGTCAACGCAATCTTGGGCTACGGCGTTAAATATATATGCGAGACAAAATGTCAAGCATAAATTTCATTAACTTTAAAGGAAACTACAAATGAAAAAAATCGCAACTATTATCGCTACTTTATTGGCAACCGCCGCTTTTGCTGCTGAGCCGGCTAAGGCTACGGCACCTGCTGCTGCACCTGCTGCTGCACCTGCTGCTGCACCTGCTGCTGCACCTGCCAAGGCTGCTGCACCTGCTGCTGCACCTGCTGCTGCACCTGCCAAGGCTGCTGCACCTGCCAAAGAAGAAGTTAAATTGGCTAAGAAAAAAGAGGACCACAAAAAGGACGCCACTAAAAGTGCTAAACCTGTCAAGGACAGCAAAGCTACAGATAAAACTACTCCAGAAGTCAAGCCAGCCGTGCCCGCTACTAAATAATTTAATAGATGACAATGATGACAATGATGGTTTAGACAATTTAGACCTTCAGTGTGGATATAGTCGTCCTAAAGTATACAAAGTAGAAAAAACGGTTACATATTTTGATGACACGTTTTCAGATTATGTAACTGTTAGATTGGCAATTGCAAGAGCAAAAGCTATACAAAAATATAGAGAAATCTATATTGCGGCATAAATACAGTTAATGAGTTCTGTTACAAAAACTCAATTTACACATACACAGGAAAACAAATGTTAAACCAATTAGCAGGTTATTTTCATAACCTATTTAATAACTTCAATAAGCCACAGACTTATGGAGCTGCTCTAGAAGAATACATCGTGCGACATTCACCGCAGTCATCATGCGATATAGACCGACTTACCCGTCAATTTGAAAGTCAACACGCTAAAAGAGGATGGTAATCATGCAAATAATAAAAGCAATTTACAATTTTTTTGGTGAAATGAGACGGGCACGAGCAGCAGCAACATTAGCACGTAGTGGTGATTATAAAGGTGCACATAACCTTATGCTGACTGAATTCAAGGGTTGGATCTAATGTAATGGTAGACAGTAACCAACAAAGAATGGGACCGATTGAATTGCCCTGAAAAATTTCAATCCAACACTAAATAACATACATTAAAAGGATCCATTATGTTTACACCTGATTTTTATATAGAATTATTACAGTCTTCAAAAAGAATGGCAACTAATCAAATTTTCAAAGACGAAAGAATGAATAAGGTTGCCAACGACTTTATAGATGCCCAAACAGTCTTTGCAAAGATGATGGCAAAGAATACAATAGAAATGTTGTCTTATGCTGCTGATAGCATGAGCAAAACAATTTATCCTCATAGTGAGGATGAGACAGTCAAGGTAAAGACTGAGAAAAAATAAGCCAGTTCACACACACCGACATTAACACAAGGAGAATAATATGTCAGATTTCACACCAAAATTACCCGAAGTAAAATTCAACAAAAACGGTTATGAGATTCGTACTCAGATTTTAGATATGGCTAAAGGCCTTATTTCTGAAGAATATCATTCTAAGTTCAACGGCTGGGAAATGACCGTTGCTAAGGATGAAAAAACTGGCAAGCTAGTTACTACCGTAGGTATGCCCGAATTCCCAGGACTTGACAGGGTTTTGGAAACTGCTGAAAAAATGTATGCTTTTGTAAACCAAAATACAACTAAGAAATAATTCTTTCACACACCGTAATGCCCCTTAATTGGGGCATTCCTGCCTTGACAATAAATCCATCCTATGCTATACTAATGTATTGTGTAACTATGGATAATCTATGAAAAAACTATTATTGTTATTGTCAGTTGTACTTGCTGGCTGCGGTGGTGGTGGTGGTCTCAATGAGACTCCATCTATGTTATCACAGGCAACACCTTCTTGCGTACTAAAGGCAACACCTTCTAGTTATCCCAATGAGTATTTAGGGTCTCATTTAATACCCGCACCAACTCAAAAATTTGATACAAACTTCATGCGTGGTGTTGGTTTAAAAGATTATCATCCATATGATACTAGTTGTGGCACTTTGTCCCAAGGTGCTAGATTGCGTTATCAAGCAACACTTGATAGACTTAAAGCTACTGGTGTTGATACAGTTGAAATATATCAATATGGTCCGGTAGATAATTTTAATTCAACGACATGGGTAGCCAATGAATCAAAATGGCAAATACCTAAAAGTGATTTATTGTGGTTCTTTCAAGAGGCACATAATAAAAATCTTAAAGTAACATTAGTCTGGCAACTTTGGACCAATGATGATAAGGGTAATGCAATCAATACAACAAACCCTTCGCTAGCCGAAATTACTAAAGTGTTAAATGGCTGGAATGATATTATGGTTAGCATGGCTAAAATAAGCAATGAAGGGAAAGTAGATAATTTGTTAATACAGTGGTCAGCATTTTATTTCCCCTCTTTAACTCAGTATCCAGAATTTTCTACTTTAGCATTTTTGAAAATCATAGAAAATGTGCGTAGCATATATAGTGGAAAACTATTTATGGGAACACCTAGATTCTTTGACAAGCGAATCATTCAAAAGGTCGATGCCATTGTAGTACCACTTGCACCTAGTAATTGGTCTTATATAGATGATACAAATATTTCAGTGAATCTAGTTAAACAAAGAATACTAGACACTATGACTGGATACTATTTAGATTTCTCATTATACTCTGGCATGGATCCCAAAGACATTCCTATTATTTGGGATTTCAATGTTCAAAGCAGAGATAAAGCATTAAGTGATGGTTGGGTAGAAGATGGATTTTGTATTAAAGAGGGCGGTGCTCCTGTACGTTGGGGTAATCCTGAATGTGCTAAACAAATGAATTATGTAACTGATTTTAGTATTCAGGCAATATTTATTGAAGGATCATTTCAAGCAATTAAAGAGCAGACTTATTTTAAAACTTACGGGGTAAATTTCAGCACAGGTTATTGGCATACTGATACGTTGACCGCCGGCCCTGAGGGATTTCCCAATATATCACAGTCAATACGAGGTAAACCTGCTGAAAAAATAGTCAAATATTGGTATACCAAAGATTGACATTAAATGGTTTTGGGTATATAATACAATCTTAGACAGTTAACTAAAGGACTTGATATGATAGCACTTCAGAAATACATAGATCAAAAGAACAAATGGAACCGTCTGTTCAAGGGTAAAGAATATGAGATTCAAACTAGCAAAGGTCGGCAGGAAGTTGCTGATTGTTTGGACTGTGATCTCAGCCCCGAAAATCTCTCTTGCGACGGCGAATTACCCCGTAGTCAGGTTCAGGCTAAATATCGTCAATTGATACAAGCTGCAAAAGAACTGCAAAAACTGGATTCTACTGTAAAATTTTACGAATTTAGTTGACATTAAATGGTTTTGGGTATATAATAGAATCTTAAACAGTCAACAAACAGAGATAAATATGAATAATTTCAATATCAACGACACAATTTCTTGGTCTAGTGCTGCAGGAAATCTTGAAGGTGTTATCACTAACATTTGCTTGAGTCTGAATGCTGCTAATAAAATTGTTCCTTGGATTGATGTTACACTTGGTCAGATCGCCGGACATGATTATTCGGTTCGCCTGTGTGCTACGCATCAAAATCTAAATGCAATGCGTGTTGCTAAACTTGAAACTGAAACTATTTAAGGAGAACAAAATGAATTACCGCAACATAGTAGATACCCAAAAGGGCATGGCACAGATGCTGGGCAAGACCTTTGTTCAAGTGACTGGCTCCGTTGGTGACGGCGAGATGACTTTCGAAACCGCACAAGGTGAGCGGTTCATGTTTGCTCACTCACAGGATTGTTGCGAGTCCGTAGATATCAACGACATTGTTGGTGACTTGCAGGACTTGGTTGGTGAGCCTTTGTTGGTTGCTGAGGAAGTTCAAGGTGAGACTCCTGTGGACTTTGTTGAGCGTGATCACGAGAGCGTGACTTGGACCTTCTACAAGTTTGCTACCCGCAAGGGCTATGTGGATGTGCGTTGGTTGGGAGAGAGCAACGGCTACTACGGCGAAGGCGTGGACCTGTTCGTAACGGGTGTGGTGGTTCCCGGAGAACATCAACCGGCTCTGAGCGACCTGCTACGTGCCAAGATGTACGGTTGACAATAAATGGTTTTGGGTATATGATAGAATCTTAAACAGTTAATTAAAGGAAACAAAATGGCTCGCTATCAAAAACCTGCTCTCCTGAATATCAATGCCGATGATGCATGGGCCGCGGCTTGTCAAGCACAACGCCTCAATCAAGGTTACATCAAAAATGTTGAAGATGCTCCTGCAGGGCAAACGAACCGTAATTTGGTGACGCAATTTCTTGCCGACACTACTCAGATTACCGATGAAGATCGTGAACAAGGTAAGAAGGTTCGTCAATTCTATCAAGCATTCACATTCAAAATCCTGAAAGGTATCAAACTATCAGAGTTTGACAACACCGCAATGTTGATTGCGAATCGTGAAACTATTGATACCAATTATGATATCGCAGTACTTTCAAGTCTGCCCTCATGTTACGAGCGTGGCATGAAACGTCAATCAGTGGATCAGCGTATTGCATTCGCTAACGGCGGATTGATCGGTCGTGCAGGTGACAAAGTATCACTTTCAATTGAAGTAATCAAAACTATCTTTTCACAACAATGGAATACGCATTACATGTCTGGTATTACTAGTGATGACCAAGTAGTATTCTTTGCATACAAACAACAACTAGAAGTGGGCAAGATGGTTGACCTGCATGGTACTGTCAAAGCACACCGTGAACATACTACTCAACTTAACCGTGTAAAAATTCTTTAATTTTGGAGATAATCAATGAATGAACAATTAAGAAAACTAGTAGAACGAGCCGATGCGCCTGCCGATGTACTAAATGAAATTTGGTTTCATATATTTTGTCAAAAGTTTGCCAATCTGTTACTTGCTGAAATGGAAGACGATTTTAAATGAATTCTACTTTAGCGTATCGGGTTGAGATATTTCTTGTTATATTGGTAACAATATTTTTTACTTTAATTTATATGGGAGTTTTTTATGAAAAGTAATATACTGTATTACAGTTTGGGTATATTGCTATTGACTTTTATTACAGGATGTAGTACAGTAGCGGGAGCAGTCAAGGGTGTCGGTGAAGATGTAAAACACGGAACCGATGTAATGTCAACATGGATTAAACCAACAAAATGAAAAACTTTATTTTTGGAACATTGTTTGGAATCGTAGTCGCTACAGTAGGTTTTAGTGGTATTGCTAAACTGCTTGACAATGGGGTGAACAAAACAAAAGCCATTGTACAAGAACAAGTCAATCAATAATAGGTTAATATGCTTAACAAATTGTCATTGTTTCCGGGTCGTGATCTAGAATTTCCAGATCGTGATAAAAAGGGTCACCTACTAGGTGCTTTGGCTATTCCTGCACATACGATGAAAGCAGTGGATGATTATTTTCTTAAAGGTTATCAACCTGGTGGTTTTCTTACAAGCATCCTCACTAACAATTTGTATGGTGCAGTAAATAGTGCAGATCATGCCAATAAGCATGTTATCTATGAGATTGTTAAATGGTTGGTTACTGCGGCTGAAGTTCCATCTGCTAGTTGGGGATGTGAAGAAAATGTAAAAGATTGGGTAGACGATGTTAATAATATCAGAACCAAGTGGGTTGATAAGATTGAAAAAGAATATATTTGGAAAACACTGAAAGCATAATATGAGTGGCTGGAATACAATTAAAACAATTCGCGGGTTAGAAGAACGTGCCGACAAACTTGGAATGAAGTTTACTAATAACCGTCATGATGACATGTACGGTGAACTTGTAGCATTGGTTCCCAAAGATAGTGATGCATTGCCTATCTATTGCCGTGATGCACAATTGTTTGTTGGCACACTAGAAAGTGCTGCCAGTTGGATGCAGGGTGTGATGTGGGCACGTGATTACGACAGTATGGTAATTGACAAGCAGTTGGATGACAAGCGTAAGCGTAAAGAACAAGATGAACGCAATAAGCAATTGGTTCTCATCTTAAAAAATCAAAAGAATAATTTGATAAAAACATGATAAAAAATATTATCATATGTATATTGGGATTGGGTGTTGCATTATGCTGGATAAAAGTTGATCCAGAATGCATGAAACCCGACGATCCAAACTCAGTCATAATTGAATATGAATGCGCTAGTCTCGGTGATTATGAAAATGTGCCTACTGAAGTAGTAGATGAATGTAAATCTAGGGCAGAACAAGCTACCCATAAAAATAAAACCTAAGCAAAAAAAGTGAATAAATATTATATGTGTATATTTAGGAGTATTGTATAAATGTCATCTAGTTGGATAATTAAATTAAACGAGAGCGATAGTCGCCTTCATAAAGAAGATATTCTTCGTCAAGCTCTTGAGGCAAGTGTCCTAGGAAGTATAAATGCAATAAATTTCCTTAAAGGTGTAAAGGCCTGCTATAATCCTTACATAACGTTTGGTGTTCGTCAAGTACCGGAATCCGATGGGCTTGAGAATCGTACAAACAATTGGGATGCTTTCCAAGAATTGTTAGTAAAACTTAGTACCCGTGAATTATCAGGTAATGCTGCGATTGATGCTATTAAGAAAATGGCATGGAATTTTGATAGTGTTGAATGGAACAATTTTGTTGCACCAATATTACGCAGAGACCTTCGTGCAGGCATAAGTGATAAGACAATTAATAAGATATGCAAAGGCACTGAATATGAAATACCAATATTCAGTTGCCAATTAGCAACAACAAGTGAAGATCGCCCCGAAATGCAAGGCATTAAACGCCTTGAACCCAAATTAGATGGTGTTCGTGTATTAATGGTAGTAACACCCAACAAGATCGGTGATGCTGCGGTATTAAGTTTAAGTCGTAACGGTAAAGAATTTGAAAACTTTACTTTGATTGAACAACAGGTTGCTAATAATTTTAAAAGTATAGTTGATACTAATAAACGAACATTAAAGCAAGGATTTGTGTTAGACGGAGAAATTATCAGTGCTTCATTCCAAGAATTGATGAAACAAGCACGTAGAAAAAAGGATGTTAACTCTGATGATAGCGTGTTTAATATCTTTGATATAATTCCTATTGATGAATTTTATCTTGGCACATATGAAGAACCATTGAGCAAGAGATTGAAGCTACTAGAGAAAATGCGACCAGTGGTTGATACTATGCCCAATGTTGAATTTCTAACTAGTATTAAAGTTAACTTGGATTCCGCTGCTGGAAAAGATCAATTAGAACGATATGCACAAGACATGGTAGCACAGGGTTTTGAAGGTATTATGATCAAGGACCTTGATGCGTATTACGAATGTAAACGAAGCACCTCTTGGATGAAATGGAAACCTACACTTACTGTAGATTTAGCGGTGGTTGATGTTCAAGAAGGCACTGGAAAAAATAAAGGACGACTTGGAGCACTTGTTTGCTTAGGGCATGACCACGGAGTTGATATTTCAGTTAATGTAGGTAGTGGGTTTACTGATTCTGATAGACATGATTATTGGGATAACTGTGATAGTCTTATTGGTCGTACAGTGGAAATCTTATGTGATGCAGTAACACAAAACAAAGATAATACATATAGTTTGCGATTTCCGCGATTTGTTCGCTTCCGTGATGATAAAAGTGCGGTAGTAATTGAAGAAGAAATTGCGGAGAATATAAGTGAATGAACTTGTACAAGAATTTATGGTTGAGGCCGGGTTTGCTAGGAGATTGATTCATCCGGCAAATCCAGACAGCAAACACATTTCTGTTGATCCTGAAATCAAAAAAAAAGTTCAGTTATTTTCCGAGTTGATTATAACAGAATGCAAAAAAATTATAGATGATAAGTCTAGTGAAAAATTAACAAAACATTTTGGAATTAAATAATGGTATTATTCGCAGTAGGTGATAAGGTAGAAAAAGTTAGTGGTTACAAATGGCCCGGTATTGTTGTATCAGTATTTGATACACTTGACGGTCAACGCAGAGTGGTTGTAGAATGTACTACTCCGGAAGTAGCAGGTGCTTTGCACATCTATAACGAAGGTCAATTAAGAATTTCTTTGGAGTAAATTATGGTATCAGTAGTTAAAAGTGAATGGCATCAAGTAGAAAAACGGTATGGTCTTGACATTGATGCAGACCTGTTAAGTGAAATTTATCCTGACAAGGAAGAGGAAGAGATTGAAGTCATCCTCAAAGGTCTTGAAGATGGCACATATGACATTGAAGATGTACTCGACGAAGCCCAGGATAACGATGTTGAAATTGAATGGGATTATCTCAACGAAGATGATTGGTGGACTGACCGCAAGGGTGGGTACGAAGTTACTTATAAGGCAGAAAATTGGGAAGTTCACCAAGACTATGTAGCACCTATTACTCACAAGTGTACCAAGTGTAAATGGTCCGGTGCATCTTATGATTCAGCATGGTCTTGGGAAGATAAAGATGGTAACGAAATAGACGAGCCAATTAAACTTTGTCCAATGTGTGATAGCGTGGTTGAACTAACCGAAATTGGAGTTGCAGAAGCCGCAAAAGATGCTGCCAACAAAGCCAAGTGGGCTACGACTGAGGACGAAGGCGCGCCAGTAGTCAGAGTTTGATGTTTATCACAACAAGAAATAAGGATTGATATGCCATATATTACCGCAGAAGTTGAAGTAGATGTTAATCTTAGCGATTTTGATACTAGTGATCTAATTGAAGAATTAGAAACCCGTGGGGAAATGCCTTCAAATGAAGGGTCTTTTGATGCTAAAGAATTGTTAGAAACAATTTGGTTGAAGCGTAGGCTAGGTAATCACGATTATCAAACCGAATTAGATCAATTGATCTATCAAGTGCTTGGTTATGCGATATGACACATCCTTTAGTAGGTAGATCATATACATTTGAAGATGGAAACAAGATAGAGATAAT